CGCGGCTTACTTCCCTTTAACCCGAACGGGTCCAGTTGGTTCATCACCAACAAACTGAAGCGCAAGCTTCAGGGGCCATTATGGCCGGTAACGAATGTTACCAGTTATAACCATGGCCCGAGTTCACACCATCGATGCGTGTGAATTCGTGCTACCGTAGGGTATGTCCGTTTGCGCAGGTCATGAGACCCGAGCAAAGGTAACCTCTCGCGACCTAGTATGGACCGGTTGATATTGTCAATGGCGATGGTCTTTTGTAACGCACGCATAACGCGCCGCTCATAGAAGAACTCACCGTCACTGCTTACCCACCGATCATCCAGACTTTGTGAGGTACCCTGGCCAAACAGCGTAGCGGTATAACCCGCATGTCTGTCTCTCATTTCCCGTTTAACGGGATGTCGAAGCAAACCTCTAAAGAAGTAACCTTGCCAGCCCGATTCGTCTTTTTTCGGACGTACCAGACTAGGGGTTGCTTCGTCAAAGTTGGAAACCACGCCGACATCTCCGAATCCTTCAGGGATTCTGAGTGCTCGGACTGCTTTTGGCAGTCTTGAGACGACATGGGACCAAACTGGTAAGAAGCGGCGATCGCACCCAAGGCCTTCAAGGCGTCGGTTAGCGTAACGCCGCAACCCGTTTGCAACTTTGAGGAGGACTTCAGCATTTGAGATACTTTCTTTAAGAAAGATAGGCCGGACATCGATACCGAGGAAGTAATCCTTACCGCAGGACTCCCTAAAAGGGCCGTCACTGAAGCTTTTGGCTTCGTTGACAAAAAAGCCTACGTAATGGATTACGTTTGCAACAGTCGTATAGTGTTCAGTGGGTACGATTATATCGTCCCCATAGACGTTCAACGTCTGTTCTCCACCTTGGATTTCGAGCACTGCTTTGCACAGCGCCCAAAATATCAGACTTTCAAGTTCGAAAGTACACGCGTTCCCCATCGAGGAGAACTTGTGGTAGTGGACCCAGGTTTCCTTCTCACGAAGATAACCTTGCCTACTTCTGATAAGGTTGAGCAGAGAGAACCACGCCTCAGGCAGCAATAAGCGAACTAACTCAGTTGAGATAGTATCGCTTGCACCGCTTAGGTCAATGGTTGCAAGGTTTCCTTTAACGGATCCCTCTCTGGCTAGTCGCTGGTTTAAGGTCTGATCTTTGAGATTGACCTTAGCAACAGTGCGAAGGCGTTCACGGATGTAAGATCCGAAGCCCTTCTGCAAGTATGAGTTAACATGAGGCTCCTTTGCTATGATCCGATGGGTCTTCGCATTCTTCGGTACAAACACGATCTCATTACCTCGTACAGTGTTGAAAGCTGTGGGTAAAACCATAGCTTTAACACTGGGGAACTCGTCAGTTTGTAACTGACAGTTAACCCAGGAGGGTGTGCTGTTTACACAGGCCCACCCCATCATGAGGGCATTACTCGTTACGTCTAGTCGCTTAGCGAATTTGACGTACGCTGAGGTGTGTGATCCCGAGGACGACGTAGTCGCCCCCGGTCCCCATCCAAAGCGCTCTGCTACAAGATCCAAATCTACCGGTCCAAGCACCTGGGCAATTTTACGTTTAGTAAGGGTCAATACGCCCCACATAAACGGGTCCCTTGTGGAAGGGTCCTCCCGAAGTGCTATGATCTTTTGATTTGTTTCCTTGCAGGCGTCCTCGTACTTGAAGAACGATTCGAGAGCCCTCTCTTTGGGATCCAGGTCCGCGTGAGCGAAATCCGGATACTTAGAAAGGAATTTCGAAACCAGGTAGTCATCCGCAAAGCTTGTGGCCTTGAGATAACGACTAGGGTCCACGTCAAGGTTAACCAGTTGCGCATATTCTCCATACTTAAGTAGGAGGTGCGCTGCTAGAGCCCTCGGCGTGTCGACTGCTTCGTAAAGTAACGAGGAAACAGACGTCAGTGTCTTTTCAGACACCTCACGAGACACAGGCTTCAAGCACTGTGCGATTGCATGCTTATGCATGTAAATCCTTTAGGTTATCCATAAGGGTATTGGTCACTCTCAGCACACCTTAACGGTGAGCTGCGGGCGACCCTTCGCTGAACCAGGCCTTCATCAGAAGATGAAGTCCAGGTCTTGCACCAGGGTCGTGGTAATCGCCTCGCTGATGAGATCGCGCATTTGAGCGAGCAGGTCCTTTCGTTCCTGCAAGCTCATACGGTCCGGAAGGACCAGCTCGAAAACACCAACAGGGGTGTAAGCCACGGTAGGCGCAGGCTGGATGCCAGTGCTCGTGGAAGGCGACGTCTGCTCAAGAATGGGAGTCTCGAGCTTCCAGGAAAGCTTGTGTGCTTTCGTGGCTTTCGTGGCTACCCGCTGAGCCAACGTGAGACGATTCTGCCCTGCAAAAACGGACTGCGTCCGGTCTTGCCAAGCGATCACGTCTCCCGAAGACTTGACGGGATAGAACACGTGGTTGACGGGCGTTGTCGCCGCGTCGGTCAAAGTGATATTGCCACGTTGGGCCATCACTACTCCTCGTAGAGAAAGTTGCCGCTACAGGTATCTGTAACGGATGCTGTCCTACCCGCGTAGAAACAGGCTTTGGAGCAACGCAATAGCTGAGGCAGCATGTGCGAAACTCCGAGGGTCTTTAAACTCGGGAAACCCGTAGTACGGAAATTCTGACAGAAGAACACGAGCTTGGTCGTATTCGACGTTAGTAACCTCCGCACCGCCTGATTGCCCGAACCATCGGACCCCCCCAATGATGGACTCCCCCGCGCCATAAACCTTATTGGTAAACGTCCTAGCGTGTCGGTAGCTGTACCAGCCACCAGCAAATTCTAAGCCGTTATACGCAGTAAGACCGCGGATAGCGTCACCGACTGGCAAGAACCAGTCTGCGACGAAGGAGAAAGGCACTAGTTCCCAGGCAACTTCCAACGGATTCATCAGTCCGAAGGCGACCCCTGGGTTCATGTGCTCGGTAGGAATGCGATACCTGACTTCCATCTTCATCCAAATCTCGTCATGCACCTGTGCCTCGTATATGACCTGGTTTCCACTAGGTCTGTCCTTGGCATGGTTGCGATATGAGGTTTTGGATCTTCCGGTGGCAGTTCGCACCACGTTACTATACTCATTGAACACCGAAGCGGTAGCCTCGGCGATTCCGTAAGCATCTTGCAACATGGGTTTCCAACCGTATGAGTACTCCAACCAAGTATCCGAAAGGAAGTCACTTACGTGACTCTCCTCTCTGGTTCGCTTAATCGCAAAGGATTTCTTGTACTTGAACTTCTGATCACTAACTCCATCTCTGGAGACAGCTTTCTTAAGCCCAGTAACAAATCTTTGCTTTTGGCGGCGCGTGGTTGTCAATCCAAGCGCTTTGGTGAAGTCGTCATACCTGGCACTTTTCAAAGCTTTTACCACTTTGAAAAGGCGCTCGGCCGTGTGGGCCAAGTGCGCGGCTGTTTTGTCCATCTCGGCCATAGTAACCATAAGGTTACTGCGGCCTTGATTTAGTTCGGACAAAATCTTGTTGAGAACCATGTGGTAGGGGTTCTCGGCAGCCCAGCCAGGAGGTACTGTCGGATCACAACCGAAGGCCTGCGCGTTCATCGAGTACACCCATTCAATAACGTCACCGCCGGGAGCCTGGCTGAAGGTCTTAAAAGAAGACCTTGGATCAGTCAGGGTACCCTTAAAGTGGCTGTAATGGTTGAGTGGCCTCAATGCTGGACGCAAGTTCCTAAAGTTAGCCGTTCGTACCGATCCCGTGATCTCTTTATCTTTGAAAACCGAATAAGTCCCCAGGGAGCCGGATGAAGTTTCGCCTGTCCGCAGGTTGCGGTTGGTATAGGTCATAAGACCCGAAACAGTCTGGTCACGATCTGGGGTTGGCAAATTGGTCTCCTCGATAAAGTACGGTGCCTATTTCGGGCTACTTCACAGTAGACCAGGGATAGACGCACCCTCCGGTTGACACCGGGGCCAGCTTAGCTGGGGCCTTAAGGCCAAGAGAGTCCCTCTCCGTTATTTGGAGTACATGCAAATCGGCCGGGTTCCCGTACGGAAACCCAGCTCGAAATCTCCGAACTCACTTATGAAAATTGCAACTACGGCTACAGAGTAGCCTGCGTTGAGATTGACATAAGTGAAGACGGGATGCGTAATGTCGCCTTGACCAACCCATCCAGTGGATGTTTGGTCGATGGCTTCACTACGGCATGTCTTCCACCAAGTGATGAAGTCGCTAAGCGTTTCTTCTTCACTCGGGCTCAGGTATCCATTCGTCGCTTCCATTGCAAGCACAAGTGCTTGTTGGACGGCGACGAACGCGTCATCGGTAAAACCGACGGTGCGAACATCCAAAAAGTGGGTGTTCTGGGCTTGGACTCGTGTGTTGAAATTGCGCATAGCTTTTCCTTACTTGGTTAACGGAGAGGGACG